TTAACATTTAGAGCAAGATATAAAGCTGAATACTTAAAAGAAGTAAAACAAGCAAGAATTAAAAATGGTAGAGGTTCAGGTAATACTATTAAAGTCAATTTTGGTAAAAACGCATAATGGCATGGTATAACAGAATATTTGGTGGAGATACTCCAAAACAAAAAAAGCGAAAAGCATATAGAAGAAGCTATGCTGGTGCAAATACAGGTAGATTATTTGCAGACTTTATAACATCTTCAACTTCTGCTGATGCAGAAATAAAAGAAAATATAAGAGTTCTCAGAGATAGAGCTAGAGAATTAGCAAGAAATGATAGCTATATTGCAAGATATTTAAACCTAATGGTATCTAATGTTATTGGAAAGCATGGTATCAGAGTATCTTCTAAAGCAAGAAATGAAAATGGCACATTAGATATAGGTGCAAACATACTTATTGAAAGAGCTTGGAAAGAATGGTGTCAGTTAGGAAATTGCACGACCAATGAAAGAATGTCATTTTTAGACTGTCAAAAGATATTTATTGAATCATTAGCAAGGGATGGCGAAGTATTAATAAGAAAAGTGAAAAATAGTGATTCACCATTTGGTTTTCAATTACAGTTTTTAGAAGCAGACCATTTAGACGAAAATAAAAACGATATTTATAAAGCAACTGGCAACAAAATTAAAATGGGTGTTGAGGTTGATAAGAATGATAAACCAGTTGCATATCACCTTTATAAAGAACACCCATATGAAAGAACATATGCATCACATAATCAACACATAAGAGTACCAGCAAGTGAAATAATACATGCATATATGCCAACAAGAGCAGAACAAACAAGAGGTGTTTCTTTAGTTGCAACTGCTATGGCTAATGTAAAAATGTTAAATGGTTATTTAGAAGCTGAAATAGTAGCAGCAAGAGTTGGTGCATCTAAAATGGGATTCTTTACAAGTCCTGATGGTGATGGATATGTGGGTGATGGTGAATATGAAGATACTTTTTCGCCATCAATGAACGCACAAGCTGGTGTCTTTGAGCAATTACCTGAAGGTATGGACTTTAAAGCATTTGACCCAACACATCCAACATCAGCATTTGAACCATTTACAACAAGTGTACTTAGAAGTATCGCATCAGGATTAAATATTTCTTACCATGCTTTATCAAATGACTTAACATCTGTAAATTATTCTTCAATAAGACAAGGTGCTTTAGAAGATAGAAGCATGTATCAACTATATCAACAATTTGTTATAGAACATTTTGTAAACCCTATATTTAAAGCATGGTTGGAAATGGCTATTTCTTCAGGATATATAAACTTACCAATAAGTAAATTTGATAAGTTTGCAAATGCAATCAACTATATACCAAGGAGTTTTGCTTGGATTGACCCTTTAAAAGAAATGCAATCAAATGTTTTGGGATTACAAAATGGAACTATTACCTATTCAGATATTAGTGCAGCTTATGGTAGAGATACAGAGGAACTATTTGAGCAACATCAAAAAGAAATAGAATTAGCTAAACAATATGGTATTGAATTAGCTTATCAACCATTTGGTCAGAAATTACCAGTAGAAGCTAATATTGCTGGTGGAGAGCAAGAAGAAGATGCCTAGACCAAACGAAGGTATGAGAGTAGAAGCTCAAAAGGGTTTAGACTGGCGAGAAGAATTTGGTCGTGGCGGTACTAGAGTAGGTGCTGTAAGAGCAAGACAAATTGTAGCTGGTGAAAATTTATCAGATGATACTGTTAAAAGGATGTATAGTTTTTTTAGCAGACATGAAGTTGATAAACAAGCTGAAGGGTTTAGTGCAGGTGAAGATGGCTACCCTTCAAATGGAAGAATCGCATGGGCATTATGGGGTGGCGATGCAGGTTTTTCTTGGTCAAGAAGATTAGTAGAACAAATGAAAAATGAAAAAAGTTTTGATTCGCAAGAATCAGAAAAACATCCTTTATCCACAAAGAATAAAGAGGAGAAATCTATGGAAAATAAAGAAAATAGACATATCCTCAATGTTACTGAAACAGACAATACTGTTATTGTTGAATTTGAGAAGCATGAGGATGTTGAACAAGAAGGTGAAGCAGTAGAAATGGAAGCTACTGACTCTCAAAGACCTTACCATGATGAAGAAGAAGATAGAAAAGTAGTAGATATGCCAATGAAGTATAGAACTATTGATTTATCTAAATCTGAATACATAGATGAGGAAAATAGAAGAGTTAGAGTTGGTGTTTCTTCTGAAGAACCAGTTGAAAGAAGTTTTGGCATGGAAGTGTTAGGACATTCTGCTGACGATATAAACATGGAGTTTATAGGGTCAGGAAGAGCACCATTATTGTTAGACCATGACATGGAAAAACAAATAGGTGTGGTAGAAGAATTTAAACTTGATGAGACAGCAAAAAGGACAACTGCTGTAGTTAGATTTGGTAAATCTGCTTTAGCTCGTGAAGTTTTTGAAGATGTAAAAGATGGAATTAGAATGAATATTTCTGTCGGTTACAGAATTGATAAACTAAACAGAATGAGTAACAAAGATAAAGTCTATTACAAGGCTCAATGGACACCTATGGAAGTATCTAGTGTGTCTGTTCCTGCTGACCAAAGTAGGCTTGTTGGAGTTGGTCGTTCTAAAGATAAACAACATAATAAAATTGAGGTAAAAACAATGGAAAACGATAAAATTAATATCGATGAAGTTAAAGCTCAATCTGTTGAAGAAGCTAAAGCTGAGTTCAAAAGAAACTCAAAAGAGATTATTGACTTAGCAGTTAGACACAACAAAAGAGATTTAGCTGATAAAGCTATTGCTGATGGTATCTCAGTAGAAGAATTTAGAGGTGTATTACTAGATAATATTTCTAACAATACTCCTTTAGAAACTCCTTCTGAAATCGGCATGACTAAAGAAGAAGTAAAAAGATTCAGCTTAGTAAAAGCTATTAGAGCTTTAGCTAATCCTGCTGATAGAAAAGCTCAAGCAGAAGCAGAATTCGAATTTGAATGTTCTGAAGCTGCTGCTAGAGAATATGGTAAAGATGCACAAGGCATTATGTTACCTGCTGACGTGTTAAGAAATTGGAAAAGAGATATTAACTCTTCTGATGACTCAACACTTATTGCTGAAGATTACAAGGGCGGAGATTTCATTGACGTTCTTAGAAATAGCTCTTCAGTAATGGCTGCTGGTGCAACAATGCTAAGAGGATTACAAGGTAATGTTGTAATTCCTAAGAAAACTGCTGGTGCAAGTGGCGGTTGGATTGCTACAGAAGGTAATGCTGCTTCTGAATCAGAATTTACTTCAGGTTCAGTAACTATGTCACCTAAAGTAGTGGGTGCATTTACAGATGCTACTAGATTATTATTACAACAATCTTCATTAGATGTTGAAAACTTAATCAGAGATGACTTAACACAAGCTATTGCTACATCTATAGATTTAGGTGCTTTAGCTGGTTCAGGTTCAAGTGGGCAACCTACTGGTATTGCTAACACTTCAGGTATCAACACAACAACATTTGCTGCTGCTAACCCAACATGGGCTGAGATTGTAGCTATGGAATCTGCTGTTGCTAATGATAATGCCCTAACAGGTTCTTTATCTTATATCTGTAGACCTGCTGATTATGGAACACTAAAAACTACTGAGAAAGCAACAAATACTGCTCAATTCGTAGTATCTCCTGATGGTTCAATGAATGGTTACAATGTAATCAGAAGCAACCAAGTAACTTCAGGTGATTTCTACTTTGGTAATTTTGCTGACTTACTTATTGGTATGTATGGTGGTCTTGATATTACTGTAGACCCATATGCTTTAAGCACATCAGGTGGAGTAAGAATTGTTGCTCTACAAACTGTTGATGTAGCTGTAAGACATGCGGTTTCTTTCTGTAAATCAAGCGACTAATAATCAATGATGAAATGGAATGGGGGTAGCAATACCCCCAACTTAAATATGAAAAAATTTTTAATTACAAGTGATACAGTAGCTAAAGGACAAAAAGTTCATGCAGGTGATGTTGTAGAATTACCTGAAGATGTTGGTCACGAATTATGTGCTTATGGTAAAGCTACACCTCATGTAGAAAAACCTAAAGCAAAAAAAGTGGATAGAAGTGTTGGATTAGAAAAATCTGATACTAAACCTACAAAGAAAAGAACTAAAAAATAATGCCTTTAGAGAGTGCTTTAGACTTTAATTCTTATGTTGATGCTACGACAGGTCATGGTGTCAACGGAGTATTTATTGAGGTTCAAAGCAATCTTTGGGATTCAAGAACTAGATTGATTGATACTTGGTATGATATTGATGCAGGTGACTCTTATCCTATTAATTTAATAATAGACCAAGAGTATTTTAGTATTGAAGGTGGAACAGTACCAGTAGATGGTTTTCAGCCAAGAGCAGTAATTAAAGCAACTGATGCACCTAATATATCGCAAGGTGATAGAGTTTTAGTTTATGAAATTACTACAAATAAAGGTAATACTTTAGTTCCACAAACATTTTTTACAGTACAAACAGTAGAGCCTGATAATACAGGTTTAGTTTCATTAGTGTTAGAGGAAGAATAATGTCTCAATTTATGCTTGAAACTGAAGAAGATATGCTAGGTTACTTAGATAGTGATTTTGGGCATGGAATTACTGCTGTTTATACAAGAAGTGGTGTATCTACGACTATAAAGATTATTTTAAATAATGAGTATGTAGAGCAAGATTTAGGTACTGGTGTTGAAGCCTTAAAACCTATAGCTTATTGCAGAAGTGTTGATATACCTAATGTATCTTATGGCGATACACTTAATGCTAGT